GGATCGGAACGCCAACCAACCTCGACCACCTGATAAACAATCTGCGGCAAAGGATCAGTAGACACCTGAATAGGAACAGGCGACTCAAACCACAACGGCTTAGAACGCTCACCTGCAACAGTCGGAACAACACCACGACCCCCAGGGAACAACGCGCCCTCAAGCAAGTCCGTTAGCAGCTGTGTCTGATCAGCAGTCACACCAACAATGTGCCCGGTGAACCGTGGATGCTTTGTGACCCTCGGCCCGGTTACACGCTCTTGGCTGTTGCTCCCATTCGCGGGATGTAGAACTAGGTACGGCGCCTCGGTCTCGGCCGGCACAACCGACACAAACGTTCGCCCATCGAAAGCGGTAACCGCTTCACAGAGTGCCACTAGCGCAGTGGTGTGTATCCTGCTCATAAACCAGCCTCCCGCTCTGCATCAGATAGCGCATTATTTAGACCCCGCTGGAAGTCGGCCTCATTCGCATGAAGTGCGTTCGCAAGATCCGAAGTAGGGGCAAGGGCATTCTTCGAGCCGGGTGCGCCGAACTCAATCAGGTTGCCGAGATTTCCCGGCGTCGCTGGGCCACCCTTCTTGCTGGTGCCCACAACCTTCTCTTTGTCGTAGCCAATCTCAGACTGAATCAACTGCCCAAACACAACTTTGACTTCATAGTCGATCGCGGCTGCGGCCTTCTTGAAGTGCCTACGCTGCCCAACCGTTTTCTGTGCAGCCTTCTTGATGTTTACCGACGTGCCCTGAATTGCCGAGTTGATTAGTGGCCCCGCATTCTTCGGAACATCACCAAGATCAGCCGACAGTTTCGTCAGCTCCGACAGATCAAACTCGACACCATCAGCCATCATCGCGCTCCGTCCGCTCGCTCGCCGCCCGCATTCCCGCGAGATACGCAGTCACCTGCGCCGTGATGCTCACCTGAAACGGCTTGTCAGCCATTGCGTTCCTCATTCCTGCAACGCGGACAGAGCCAAATGAACTTGGGTACGTCGCCCCAAAACGTAAGCGCCGCCATGATTGAATCAAACCGACACTCTGGGCATTCTTCACCTGTGACGAATGGCTTACATGCGGTCAGCGTCACGATTCTTGAAGCCATCTAAACCACCTCTTCAGTGGGGTATCTCCAAGCTGAAACCTGACCAGCCTGCTGCGCTCCCGTCGTGCGGAACTCACGCCCCACTAAAGAGTCATCAACAACGGAAGCCGTCACACGCCACACATGATTCTTGAGAACATTCGGTGTCGAACCAACCGCCACATGAATATGAACGTCTTGAACCGCAGGCACCTTCGCGCCCTGAGCCCGTTCCGCAATCGTCATGCTCGGGAACTTCACACGGCCCAAAACACCCACATGAACAGGCACCTCAGTATCGGTATACAGCCCAGTCACCGGATCAGGTTCAGCCGATTTGGTGGTGTAAAAAACGGTCAACGTTTCCGTTGCACGGGTAGCCGCATGAGCACGGCCCGCACCCAACGCCCCAGAAAGTAACGTCATCGTGTAGTCACCACCTGAGCACCACTCGAACCAAACTGACGACGAATCAACGCAATGTTGCGATCGTTCAACGTCGTACCAGTCGAATCACCAGCATCAGCAAACGCAATCTTGAAATCATCAATCTGCACCGACGACAAACCACCAGCCGTAAGGCCAAGCTTCTGCTCAATCGGCAACAGTGTTTGCGACACCAGCACACACGTCCACCGGATCAACGACGCAGGGGCGAGCGCGTAACCGTAAGTGAACGTCACATCCACCGGCTTATCCGAACCAAACCACAACAGATTATCGCGGCGTGTGTAACCCTCACCGTCCACCAATGTCACCCCGTCACGAGCAACCGTGTCGATGCTGATCAGTGGAGGGTTGGGAAGGTCAACCCGTCCACCGTCCGGCCAAAACCGGACAGTGGACGAGCTTTGCGGGAACACCTGAGCGCCAATAACATCGTCGCGCAGGTAGGTGGACGCATCCTTAAGAAGCGTCGTGATCCAAGGCTGCTCATCAGGCGTAAACGTGCGCCTGAGGCGTGTCCCTAGATCCGAATATGTTGCGAATGCATCCACAGTGACCTCCTTGAGTTGCTAGTTACAGCGAGACGTACTTTTGAACGGCAGTCGCACGAAGCACCTTGGTGCCGTAAACGTTGATGCCGTCAACCTGGTCCCCCATCGCGTCAAGTGCGGGGTTCGCACGAGTCTTGATGAGCTGGTTGACGAACGCAACCGAAGGGCCGTGGTAACCAACGAAGGTCGGCTTGCCGGCGCTTGCGAGCGATGCAGACGGCGTTTCGATGACTGTGAAGCCACGGTACTGACCGATAACACCATTGCGGAGAGTCGCATCAGAGCCAGCCTCGTTCGCCTTGAACAGCGACCCGCCAGTATCCATCAGGAACGCAGCGGCTTCCGGGTTGACCGCAAGGAAACGGCTAGCAGTCGGAACCTTTGCTTTGACCAGTGCGGTGCGGATCATCTTCACAGCAGAATCCGCAAGCGCGTTCGAGGTTACGGCAGTGGTGCCAGCAGAAGTTCCGTTAGCAATCATCTGTGCGAGAACGTAGTCCTCAGAGTCATCGGCCAGCCCTGCACCAACATCACGGAGGACTTCATCGAACGAACCAGCCGCCTGAACCTTGTCAACGTCGTCAACGAGGAATGCGTAATACTTTTTCTGATTGATGTCGAGCGACTGGCTAGAGTCGGTCAGCGCGTCACGCGAGATCGAGCCTGTATAGGTTTTGATCGTGGGCTGCGTGAACCCGGTAATCTTGACCGATTCGCCACCGTTGACGATGTCGCCCTCGTAGCTGCGGTTCAGAGTCGGGATAACGAAGGTGCTCTGGTGGAAGTTCTCCATCAGACCTGCGTGCCAAATTGTGGGCTTGTAGTTAGTAATAGCCATGAGCGTTTATTCCTTTCAGGAACTTTGACCCAGATATGCTTTCAGCAGCCCTTGTTGGCGTGCCTTATTGATCTGGGGAGTGGTCATGCGATTGATTTCGTTTTCTGTCAGCTGCACAGGTGTGGCTGTCTTCCCTCTCGCGCCCTGGTCTGCGGTGCCACCAAACTTTCGGGCATCCGGAACGCCAAGGTGCGGCTTGCGGGTCAACAGATCTGCGATAGCTTCCGACAGAGCGTCAGAGTCAACTTCGCCGTCATCGGCAACATCGAAATCTTCCAAATTGATATAGAGGGCAGCATCCGTTGGGTCAGCAAGCTTGCCCGTAGCCGCAGCCTTGAGTTCACTTTTGATGTACCGTGCGTCGGCTGCTTTCGTTGCCTCGACACGTGCTTCCGCGCGTGCTTCATCCAACGCTTTTTCCTCGGCAGGCTTGTCCTTGTTTGCCAGTTCGGCTTCCGCTTTTTCGGCACGCGCATTAGCAGATTTTGCGTCTGCTTTTGCAGCAGCACGTTCCTTCTTCATCGCGTCAAGGGCCTTCTTGCCTGCATCACCAAGTTCAGGTTCCGGGGTTTCCGTTTCCGTCTCTGGTGTTTCTTCAACTTGTTCTTCGTTGTTTTCTTCGACTTCGGTTTCTTGCTCTGGCATCAGGAATTGCTCCAAATAATTAGCACCATTGCGGCGCGTTGAAACCCCACCAATAGAGTGGGGAAAATCGAACATATCTACGAGGCGCCAAAAAGGCACCCCGTGAGCGGCCACCAGTGCCCCCATGGGGCGATTTGGTAGCGGTCTGGGGTTAGTTGATCACCCCGTAATTCGGGGTTCGGGAGAAGCGAGTATCGAACATGTGTTCTAACCCGATTCAGTCAAACTTCGGCATGGAACGCTGCACAATCGCAGCCTCTTTCACAAAGTCACGCTCGAACGCAGCCAACTCAGCCGCAGACGGTGCCCGCGACCGCACAAACTTGTCAGACGAACTCCGACCAACCGAACGCGGAAACGTACCCGAAAGCGCCACCTCATACTTGTACTTCGCATCAAACATTCGACGCTCAGCAGCAGTCAACGTCACCCGATCCAACGGATTACGAACACCAGACTCAACCGAATCGAACACCTTCGCCCGATTCGTTTTCAACTGCGAACCATCCATCGAAAACGTGCCCTTGCCACGACCACGAGCCAAAATTTTCGCATCCGTGTTCAGATTGCCAAGAATGTTTCCACCCGCAACCTGCGGACCCGTAATGTACCCATGCTCAGTCATCAACCTGATCGCGCCCGAACGGTTACCAGCAACCCGGTAAATGTCGTCCAGAGTAACCTGCGGTGTTCCGTAAATCTTCTTCGCCTTCGACGTACCAACACCACGCAACCGGATGTTCTCCACCCGGTAGATGTCACCCCCAGCCCGAATCCCACGAGCATTCGAAATCCCAACCTGCGCTGCCCGCTCCCGCGAAACACCATGAGGTCGAAACAACTTGTCCTGCTCTTCAGGAGTCAACGAATTGAAATAAGCGTAAGGGTCAGTTGTGAAATCCCCAGCCATCGACTCCGCCGACGGGATATGCCGACAGTCGCAATT